CTTGTATTACTTGTTACACTACCCCAATGTGTTGCCATTAGTTTACTCTACCTCCTATCCAGTGGATATGAGTTCTTTTTTCTCCATTTACTATTTTCTTTGTAAATCTCAAATATCCTAATGTAGCCTCATTTGCAACACTTAAGTTATACATTTCTGCTCCATCTTTGGTGTATTTTGCTATATTTTTGTCATATGATTTTAAATACACACCTGTGTTGTCAAATAAGGAACCAAACTCACTATCATTTTTACCTATCTCAATACCTTTTTCGTTTATATCTACTGTGGTGTTTTTTACTTTGCTTACACCATCATTTTGAATACTATCTATTTGAATCTGCAAACCTTGTGCTGTTTGATTCATTGATGTTTGTTGCTTTCTTAAAATTTCTATATTTTCAGTTGCTGTATCATTCATAGCATTTACTTGTTCGGCTGTTAAATAATCATTGTTTAATTTAACTTCAGTTTCTGCTACTCTAGATAAAATCTGATTGTTTTTTACTGTTTGCTCTGCAACAGATGTTTGAACCTCTATTATTGCTTGATTTGCATTATTATTTGCGCTATTTAAAGCACCTGCAAGCACAGGTGCTGTATATGTTATAGAATTGTCGGTCCATGTTACTTTTGAACGTGTCCAAATGTAAGTATCTATTACCCATTCAGGTTGAGTTTCTACCCATTCTCCTCCTACTTGTTCAGTATTTGATGTAGATAAATAATATTCATCTATAACAGCACTTACACCTATTCCCTGTTCTCCTTGAGGTCCTTCTGGACCAACATCACCAGTATCACCTTTAGGTCCTTGCTCTCCTGTTGCGCCTTTTTCACCAGTATCTCCCTTTGGACCTTGTGGTCCAACACTTCCTTGTTCTCCAGTATCTCCTTTTGGTCCTTGTATTCCTTGAGGACCTTGTTCACCTTGAGCGCCAGTATCTCCCTTTGGTCCAGTAGCACCAGTTTCTCCTTTTTCTCCTTGAATACCCTGCTCACCTTGAATACCTTGTGGACCTTGCGCTCCATCTTTACCTGGAACACCTTGTTCACCTTTTAAACTAGCTAAATAATCAGCTTCTGTTCCTGTATTACCTGCATCTAGCCATACTTGGTATGCTGATTTACCTTCTGCTCCTGCTTGACCATCTTTTCCATCTTGTCCTGCTGGTCCTTCTTTACCAGTTTCTCCTCTTGCTCCACTTATACATGTTGCATCAGATTCTGAAGTGGTATCATCAGTATATGTTGTTACTGTCTTTTGCCACATATACTTACCATTTTGCCATGTTGGTGCTTCTTCTGACCATCCACTTGTTGGAGCTGTTGTTGTATTATCTCCTAATGCATACATTACTTTTACTGATTTAATTGTTTTATTTGTCTTTTCTTGGACTTCTTTTAATGTAGTATTTATTGTTGTTACACTTGTCTTTACTTCTCCTAAATCAGTTTGTATCTCTGCTACTGTTTGTGATGTTTTAGTTGTTGTTTCTTCTAATTCATCTATTCTTGTATCATATGTAGGAGTCCAATTTGTTCCATTATATCTATGTAATTTATTTTTATTTCCTAAATCTATCCATAAATCACCTACACCGACACCTTCAACAGGTTTTTCTTTACTATAAAATGTTTGAATCTTTTTATCTGCTGTTAATTGTGCTTGATTTGCACTTTCTATTGCTTTTTTAACATCTGGATTATCTAACTCTTTCCAAACCTCTCCATTAAATCTATATATCTTGCCTTTTTCATAAATATCTACTGCTTCAGTTACATACCACAAATCACCTTCTTTTCCTTCTGGAATTGTATTTTGATAATATGTAGTAGTAATCTTACCTTCTACTATTTCTATATCTGCATTTACTTTGTTTATTGCTTCATCTAAATCTTCTGCTATTTTATTGATATCAGATTGTAATCCATACTTTATATCTTTTACCCAGTGAGATTCATTATATGCTTCACTATTCTGAACTGCATTTAATATTTCACCTTTTTTTCCTGCTTTATGGTCTGTATCACTTTGAAGAATCCAAGTATCTCCTATGTGATAATTGCTAGGCTGTGAAGTATATGTTTTATTCTTACTTTCTGCCAGTTCAGTAGCTCCTGATTCAGTTACCCAATCTTTTTGATTAAATACTCCTACCTCTCTTGTAGTTATACAAGTATATATCTTATTATCTTTAATCCATGTATCTCCTGCCTTATATGGAGGTTGAGGAGTATTAGTATAATGTGTTGATAAATTCTCTGTTTTATTTGATACATCATTGCTTATGTTCTCTTGTGTATCTTGTAATTTTTCATTTAAATATCCTAAATTTACTAAATCCTCATCATATTTTGGCTCATTATACATACTAATCTCCTTTATACAATGTGCCAAGTGTATATATTATTGTAATATCATTAAAGCACATTTCCTTTTCATTGTTACTTTCTAGATATAATGCAAAATATCCTAGTCTTTTTGCTTGCTTCCTTATTGTTATTATTTTAGGGAACGAGGAATTTTCATATATTTTTTGTAATACATGCTTTGTTCCATTTTTTAATATATATCCAGCATCCATATTCAAATCTGAAGGATTAGTAGATATCATTACTCTTCTTATATTCTTTCTATAAGCTATTTGTCCTAGATTCAAATATGGAGAAATCCAGTAACTTTTTACTGGACTATCTATATCTTTATATCTATCAACATCATTATTATCTCTAAATGTGCATATATTCCCACTCTTATCCCCAAAATACAGCTTGTTATTCCACACAAACCACACTCTAACTGGTATATCAGTAAAATAAAACCATTCTAATTGATAATTGCTATATTTAGAATTGTTTGATGTTGATTTGAATCTACTATCTGCTACATACACATTATTATTTATTGCTAAATAATATTTACCATCATTACAAATACCTACTGCCTCTTTAAGATTAGGTTCCTTTAATAATTTTCCATCTGCATAATAACTTCTATGATATACAAATCTTTCATCTGTCATACTAGATGCATTTATTGCAAATACACCATTATTAGTTAATATAAGAGGCTCGTTGATTAGCACATCGTGTGCCATACTAGCTATATTTCCTTCTCCTTTTGCACTACCTTCTATTGGAAATACTTCTACACCACTAAATGTGCCATAACCTATATAGAATATTGTATTATCAGTATCTGATACATCTTTCAAAACTGCTAATTTACCATCGTTCATTTTAGCAAATCCTGTTATTGCAGATGTAGCAAGACCAACATTTATTATATTGTTTACTGGAATATATGTAATATCATCTATATCTGAATAGTTAACTAGATTTGGAAAATCTGGATTACCACTCATAAATACTCTATTTGTATTACCTGCATATCCATATGCTTGCATAATATTACATTTGTTTATTTGTGATTTATTCTCTGCTATTTCTTTTGTATATGTTATTCTTACATTATCTCTTTCATCAACAGGTGATATTCCTACTGGAGCATCAAATGTTACTATTCCTTTTTCTAAATCTACTTTATATTCAGTATCTCTTGTTTTTATTTGCCATTGACCATTACTATCAAGAACTTCTACTATAATTGGCAAACTAATATCTGTTGCATCTAGCACATAATCTAATGATGTTGCATCTCCTAAAAACATATTCATACAAGTATTTGATACCATATTTACTTGTTCATATGGCTGTGATGCTAATCCATCTGGATTTCTTGATATTTGTGTAATTGCTGTTCTTCCAATAGTATCTAAATATGCACATTTGTTATTTTCTACTAATAAATCATATACTACTGCTCTTTTACCATCTAATATTAGCAATTTGTTGTTAATTATAATTCCTGTTGATATTGAATCTTTTAATCCTTCCAATATCACTTCATAACTGCTAAAATCAGTTTTCATTTCATACAGTTTTGTTCCACAGTGTATTACAAAAAACTCTCCATTTACTGTATCTACATTCCATATTCCATTTATGTTTGCATTATCTCCTAAATAAGCTAATACTTTATATCCATTTCTCTTTTCTATTGTTCCATTATTATTTATAAAATTACTTCCATCTCTGCATCTTCTTCTATCTATTTCTGACATTGCTGAACTAAAATCTATACCTAAAAATCCTGTTAAATTATATTGATATTTAGTAGGTGAAGCTGGTATATTAAAACTTGCCATATTGTTCTCCTAAAATACTATTTCAACCTCTGTTGGGTTATCTATATATCTTTGTAGTTCTTGTAAACCTATCTCAAACTCATTTCTATATTGAGTAGCTTGTGCTATGTCATCATCTTTATATAATTGACTTGCTATATAAAGAGGAATTAAAACACATGCTTCATCTGCAAATGGTAATTCTTCATCATTTGCTGTTAATTCAGTTAATTTGTATTTTTCTACTACAACATATTTCTTCTCATTTTTGGAATATTCAAAATTATTTTGATAATAAGGTAATATTCTATTTATTGCTTCATTACCTGCCTCTACCATTCCATTTAAATATACTTTTGTATCATCATCACTTGATAATCTATCTAAATCTGCTACTTTTATTATTTCATCCTTTGCAAACATTTTCTTCAATGCACTTAATTTAATCTCTCCCCAAGTCATAAATATTCTCCTTTCACTTTTGTGAGAATTGAACTCACTAATACCTTTAAAGTGATATATAAGGATTAGTATTAAACTAATCCTGCATTTTTTAATTGCTCATAAACAGGTATTGAAACTTCTGTTTCTTTTCCTCTTATGATTTTGGCATACTTTTCATTTATTCCAACGATAATTTCATTATCTTTTGGATTCAATGGGTCTACTGGAATTTTAACTTTTATAGTTTTTTCCTTTACTTCTTTTTTTACATCTTTTTCCTTTTCATTTTCATTTGCATTTCTTGCCATTTCAAAAATCCTCCTTTATATAAAAATTTAAGGAGCATAAAGCTCCTTATCTTACTCGTTTACACAAGCTTCTACTCTTACTAGAGCTTGAGGTTGTGTTATAACTGCAGTAAAGCAGTTTTTCCATCCTGCACTTGCTCTTTGGTTTAATGGGTCATCAGTTCCAGCTGAACCATTTGGTTTTACGATTATTTCAGGTTTACCTGCTCCACCCTCTAGGTCAACACAAGCATATGAATCTTTACCATATGCATATGCTATATGGATTTCTTTATCTCCTTCTACAACAGTTTTTAAGTTTGTTGTTTCAAAGAATTTCATACCATGCATTTTTCCTAGTTCACCTTTTACCATTTGCTCTGGTTTAGCATATTTAGAAACATCTACCCAGAATGGGTCCTCCATTAAGTCATAAGCCATACTTGGGTCAACTTGCATATGATAGAAACCATCTGCAAATCTTTTAGCTTTTGCATTTTTAAGTTTTCTTACTAATTTCTTTATATCATCTCCAGTTAGAGCTGTTGCTACTGCTCCTCTTGTTTGAACTCCACCAGCATAGAACACATTTGTTCCAGTTGATATAGCTTCTTGGATACGAGTATCAACTACTTCACCTGCTTCTTCACCTAGAACTTCAGATGTTTCTGTTAATACTGGGTCAATACCTGTCATTTGGATTAAGTCAGATATTACTACATAATCTCCTTCTTGTTTAACAACAGCATTGATGTTTGTGATATTTAAATCATTTCCATCTGGTGTTACACCTTCTGTTAATGATGAACCTGGTGCTGTTAATGAATTAAACTTTCTAAAATTCATTGTTGTTCCACTATTTTTTGGTAATTTTTTCTTTTGCGCATCTTTATAGAAATTTAATTGTGGTAATAATCTTTCTATTAATGCTCTTTCGTAGAAGATTTTATCTTCTGCAGATAATTGATTGTGACCTTGCACATTTGTTATTGTTTGAACTTTTGTAGCC